TGCGTGATAGCCACCATTTGGCCGTCGCGTCGTCACCCTCTTGGATGCGTTTCAGTAGCACGCTCTCGGCCATGTCGCTCACGGCCTCGCATTCGTCGGCGTAGGCTTGGGCCACGGTCGGCTTCTCCGTGATCCATATCTTGGCAGTAGTCCAATCACACTCCACCCGCTTGGCAATAGTCGCTATGATGCCACCACTGCCGGGGATTGCGTCTATAAAATCCTGCGCCTTGTATCGCCGCTTACTCATTCTTGGATTTGTTGGAATCGTCGCCCTTGTTTACGAGCACCATGCCATAGTTATTCACGCCTTGAGGTATCTCCACATCAGGCCGCCGGATTAGCTTGTTACCCTTGAATGGCCGATAGTCTACTTGGTGATGCCAGCGCCCATATTTACGGACGACCTTCACAACGTCCGGGTGTTGCTGCTGTAATGACTGGGCAAACTCAAGACGGTCATGCGTCTTGGCATAAAGCTCGTCAGTGTTCCCGCCTTTCATTTGTTGCGTCCAGACCTTCTTGGCAAGGAATGCGACAAACAGGGCTGTACAATACCCACCCTTAAGCGCCCTAAGTGACAAGTCTGTGTCTTCGTTATACAGCCCTCGCCACCTATACGGCAGACCGTTGTCTATTAGGATGCACGAATAAATACGCGTGTTAAATATTATTGGTGGATGGTTTTTTTTGCGTGGCACAAAGTGCTCGTACTGCATACCCGCAAGTGCAACATTTGTATACCTATCACACCAATCCTCAATAGCCGCGAAGGTTGCACCTGAGTCGGTATAATATTTTATATTTTTGTGGAGCCGCGCGAAAAAATAAATATTATCGTCCAGTATCCAATGACGGGCATACCCCCGCTTTATTGAATCTTCCCAAACCCAATTTCGTGCTGGTATACTGCCCTGCCCCAGGTTGCTGAACGGTAGCATCAATATTCTGTTAGCAGGAATAACGGCAGAATAATGATTGTATTCTTGCGGCTCAATGACAACCCAAAAGGGGATGTTCCTCAGTTCTAACGCCTTAGCCGTCAACCGTGATTCCCACCGCCCCTTTGATATGACATACACTGGATACTTAGGATTGCTCATGGGCAACGAACTCTTTTAAATTAACGCGCTCAAGCACTGGGAACCAAATAGAAACACGGTTCATTGGTTGACCAAGAAGATCAAAAAAATGCCCTATATCATCATCTGTTCTGAAATGAACCTTAATTGTACAAACCGCCCCAAATGCATCCTCTTGCTCAAATTCCGGCATCCCCTCCCATTCCGCATTGGCATCATTTGCCGGGTCGGTTGGCATAAGCCCGCTAAACACAAACGGCAGCGCGTCGAAATGCGCCGTGTCCAGAATCCATTCATCGTCAAGGTCGAACGTGAATTCGTCGAAGCCCTCTTGCGTCACCTTGCCGTATTGCGAACTTATAACCAGCAGCTTGCGCTTCGCATCCTGTTCGTTATCAGCGCTGATATACACGACCGGCACATCCATCTGCCAGCCCTCGCTTTCAAACACGCGCCGCCGCTGGTGGCCGTCTAGCAGCTTGCCCGTTTCAGCCCACACGAAGAACGGCACAATCACGCCATTCTCCAGCAGCGACTTCTTCAGCTTGCCGTATTCCCGCGCCGTCAGTTCTTTCAACCCGCCCTGAAACGGCTCCAGTGCCAGAATAGACACATGCGGCAAATCAGACAGGGCATTCGCTATCGTTGGTTTCTCGCTCATATATTCTCTTCCCATTTTAACACAACCCGCGCCCTTACTTAAGCGTCGGTGAAGATGTAGCCCATCCACGCTTTGAACACGGCCTGCTCTTGCGTCTTGGCAGAGGCTACCACGTCGCCCGTCGCTGTCATCACGACAAAGCGCGGATGCTTGCGTTCCGGGCCATTGCCGGGTTCAAACACCAGCACCCAGCCGGATAGCAGGACGTGCTCAATCGCTAGTCGTGTCTGCTCTGTCATCTTCGGATTGTTCATCGCCCCCCCACGCTCCTGCATTGTAACATGAAACGTTTCATTTTGGAACATCCGTGCGACTGCCTACCGCCGCCGTTCACGTTTCGCCTTGCGCCGCGCAATCTCCTTCTCAAGCCGCTTGGCAATCGTGACATTCACGCCACGGATATACTCCAGCTTACCCAGCTGCTCGGCCGTGATCCCGACGTACAACATCGCCTTGTCGCACGTCTCGATATCAGCGCGCGCCGCCTTCAACTGAGCCTGCAATTCACCATCTGACAATGCCTTCAAGTTATTCATATCCGTCCCGTCTTAATGTGGCAATCCTGTAGGCCACCGCAATACAACCAGGGAAAATACCAGCAACACCGCGGCCGTTAGCCACAAGATGGCGCGGGCAATAGCGTGGGTGCTGTTGCGCAAACCATAAGCCAAACTCAGCCACGCCATAATTAAAGTAATAGGCAGTAATAATTCCAATAGCTGCCTGACCGCAATACCTTCGACGAAGCTTGCCAGATAGATATAGATCATTTTGCCACCTCTTGCATTTGCGCGATCTGCGCTTTCAGATCGGCAACAACATCGGCCGGTTTGGCCTTGGTCATGTCGTCGTGCCTTTTGGCGCGTGCCTCGACCTCTTGCAACTCGGCAATCAGGCGGGCAATGGCGTGTAACCGCCCGTCGTCCGTGCCGTTGGCAATAAGCCGCAGCCGCGCAATCTCGGCGGCTTGCGCATCGATTTGCTCTCGCAGCCGCGCAACCTCCGCGTCATGCACGGCCGTCTGGACATACGCAATGTCATGCTCATGCACCGGCTCGTCACACCACGTCCTGTCGTCCGGATGATTGGCCACGAGCGGCGGTGTGGCGCTGACTATTTCTATCTCGTTGTCGTCGTCGTAACTCACTTGATACTCCTGATACCATTGCAGCCAGATTCTTTCGGGCGGCGTGTCGTTTTCGTGATCGCTCATGTCAATCCTCCATCTCCTGCGACGGCCGTTCCTGCGGGCCATATTGCCGCTCGTAACACTCAAAGCACAAATCCGGGCTACCGGCCGTGCCGTAATCGCGGCATTGTTACCGTCAATGTACGAGTACAGCCGATTCGGCGGCCGCTTGACGCCGCAGTGTTGGCAGTGCGTTGCCGGTTTGGTGCGGCGGGGTTTGTAGAGTCGGTGTCGTGTCATGAGTTGCTCTCCCGCTTGCCTTGTAGCGGATACCGCCACAGTCTCAGCACACGGCCGTTTCGTGTCGTTTCTGTCCCCTTGTCCACAAACCCGCGCCGCGCGTACCAATCGTTAGCGGCCAAATCGGCAGGGCATTTGGCAAACAGGCACGTCGCGTCCGGCGTGCGTTTCAGCACGCGCAGCATCTCCGAGCCAGCGCCGGGCCGCGTGCTGATTATCTCGCGGATGGTGAGCTGGCCGTCGCGGCGTAGATGCCAGTGGCAGAAGCCACCATCGACCAGGAGCAGCTCACCCCGCTTGGCTGAATCCCAGAGCGATTCAAAGATCATCGTTGTCCTCCCTTGCATCCGCGCCGTCACTGAACCGCCACTGCGCAAACGCCGGTGAGCTTGCCGTCACTACCACCTGCCCGATGCCGCAGTAGAACAAGTAATCGCCAATCCGCTCACAGATCACATCGCCGTAAAGGCTGCCGTCTTCATTAACGATGCGGGCTTCGATGGTTGCGCGTTCGGGAGGAAGGGCGTCGCTGGCTAAGGTCCAGTCGTTCATCGTGTCCCCTTCCCCGGCTTTTCCGGAAGCGGCATCCAGTGCGTAACATTTGGCGCGACGAGTGGCAGGCCGGGAATGCACCATCTGTATTTGACGGCTCCCCCCTTGGTCCAGAGTTCGTCAACATAAGCAATGCAGTATGATTTGCCATCTTCGAGAGCCAAAACCGCCTCGTATGGGTTCGGCTGTTCAACCGTTGCGTCGATCCATTCGTTCATCTTGTCACCTCACGTCGCGCCAATTCAGCCTCAATCGCTTCGACAATCTTGCGGTTAACGTTTAGCCGACGCTTTACCGAGCCGCCTTTGTACCTGGTAATGTTGTGCGCCTGTGCGACTTCGCACACTTTGATGTCGAGCAGCGATTCAGTCAGATCGTTCTTTAGTTCACTTGTTGGGATTTCGGTAATGTCCATCTCAATACCTCACTTAACTATCCCCGCGCCGGGTTGACTAGTCCGGCGCGGGGCACGGCGGTCGAGTGCTGTTGCGCATTGCCCTAATACATCCAGCGTGGGGGCGCTGTCTCTATTCGCAGCGGGCTTTGCGCCGACTTCTACACACACCTTTCCAAGATTTTAAACAAAGCACCTTACTTCCTCGCCGCCGCAACGATAAAACACACCTACCGGAAATTGAGACTCTAGGACATCGGCCAGGGCGCTAGTAGGCATCGTGCACCTGGCACAATCGGCGGGCCTATCGACTGGCAGCCGCCGGGATTGCTAAAAGAACAGCCACGCCACGGCCAGCACCAACCCAGCCGCGGCCAGCCACTTTGCGAGGGCGATGCCGATACCACGCGGATACCTGTCGCCGTGCGTGTAATACGCCGTCATGGTGTCGCCATCGGGCCGGGTCGCTTTGAAGTGCGAGCCGTTGCCGTTTTCGATGCAGCAGCCTTTACTCGCACGGCTGATAAACTCACGGTCATCCTTGACCGGCTTCGTGCCGCCACGCCCGTCTGGTTTACTCTTCCTCGCCATCGCCATCCTCCTCGCGTTCGATCCAGATGTGACTGATGATTTGGTCATGGCCGTGAAAGCCGGTGGTGGCGTTTGGTGTGATCTGCGCTGCCCACAGCCGCAGTGCCTCTTCGTCTGCGTCATCCGGCGCGGCAGCTATCCAGTGTACGTTCAGGTATTTCATGTCCATCTTCCTTGCCGGTTACGACGCCACCGGCGGGGCGCGCTAAGTACTATTACGGAAACAATTCCGCGTTCACTTCCTCAAACAGGTCGCCCTGACCCGCGTCCAATTGCGCCTGGCGCAAAGCAGAGGCGGCCTCTTTTACGGTGTCATCGTTCAGATGCCACTCGTCATTATTATCTTTGCGCCAACCGGCCCACCGCCGGATTGCGGCATGCTGGCCTACTGTCAATTCTTTGGTGCTTTTCACGCCAAACAGCCAGTCAAGAAACATGTGCCGGAAGTCTTCGCCGACCATCTTTGTCAACGTTGACGCCGTCTGCTGCGCGTCTGCCTGCGTGCCCACTTTATCCAACCCCTCAGAGGCCACCTTGCGAAGATAGCCTTGCAACGCCTGTGGAGGCATGGGGCGGCTCGTTGATTTGCCGTTGCCGTTTGGTTGAGGCGTGGGCGCGTCTACAATCTCGCCCGTCTCCGTGTCTACGTCTACCGGCTGGGCGCTGGGTATCGTTTCCAGTTCCGTTTCATCAAGCCAGCCCAGCCCACAAATTGAAAGTGTCACGCGGCGCTTCGCTTTCGTGATTGCTTTCATCATAGCATTGGCGCGGGCATCGCCTTTCAGGTTGCCGATGGTTACAGCACCCAAGTCGCTGTCAGTACGCCCGCTGGCATCCTGTGCCGTGACAGTCACGACTACCAAATCATCAAGGTATTCAATATCAGGTTTGCCAATGGATACACCGCGCAGGCTGCGAAGCTGATCCGTGGCGTCTTTTTTGGCGTACAGGGTCAACTTGCCATTCAGTTTGATATAGTCGAACGGCTTGGTAAATGGGTTTAGCCCCACGCTGTTGCACACCTGTCGATAGTAGTCTACGCGCTGACCCGCTGTAAGCTGCGACAAGTCGCCCTGAATGACGACCTGCTCAATTGCCGATTGCTGTTGCGTCTGTAATGCGTTTGTCATCGTTCTGTTCCTTTACCGTTTCCGGCTTCACTTCGTTACCGTTCGCGTCTACCAGTTTCACCGGCACCCGCTTCTGCCCGCACATCATGTATGTGCCCTGCGCGTCGGCGTGTATCGTGCCGTTCAGTTTTATCCCAGCCAATTCACACCTCGCTTTGGCGCGGACATGCGCCTGTTGTCTGGCATTTTGTACCGCTGCTGCGGGTGCTGCCGGGCCACTGAGAGCCAGCCTAATGCGATAGGCTCCGGCGATGTCAGCCCGCCCTGCGGGATTTTGTCGCCGGGCGCAATGCCCAGCGCGTCGTGCAGCGGCCGCCACATGTGGGCGTACCGGTACGGGTCTGCGCATATTTGTGCGCACAGCTGCCAGTTCATTTCGCTCGTCCTGCTGCCCGCACCATTTGCTCCAACTTGGTATTTTGGGCATCCCTTGCCGCATCACTTGCCGCATCACTTGCCGCATCCCATGCCGCAGACCATGCCGCATCCCATTTTGCCGCAGCACTTGCCGCAGCCTTTGCCGCAGACCGCAAATCCTCGCGGCCCGTCTCCAGATATTCACGCACCACGTCCGGCGCGTCCCAAAGGTGGATAAATTGCAGCGCGCACCAGCGCGCAAACTCTTGCAGTAACTCCTCACCGTCAACGCGCCACAAAATGCGACGACGGGTGGCTACTACCTTGTCGTCATCTTCGACAATTTCGCCGTCCAATTCAACGCGGCAAATGGTGTTACCCGGCGCGTATTGCAGCGCGTCAATTAGGCGTACACTAGCGTGCAATCCTGATTTACACATCTCCAGCTCGCCGTCGTGTTTAAGCCACTCACCGTCGGCTGGGACAGGGCGGCCATCTCTCAGAGTTTCTCCCACAAAATGCCATGCTTTCATTGTCATCGTCTTGCCCACCTGTCAACTACAAATAACGCCACGGCCACGATTAGGGCCACACTTGCAATCACCATGCCTACAATGCTCATTTGTCGCTCTCCTGCAAAGACGCCCATGCTAACAAAACTAACAAGATGCCTACGATTACGATGATTTTGTCTTCCATTTCAGTATCCCGGAGGCGCGTTCAGGGCGATGTCGTCCCGCATGTTCACATCTTCGTAATGTAAACGAAGCGCCGAGAACTCCGACCATGCCGTCTCCGCGCGGGTGTTCTTGTCTTCGTCCGCGTAGGGGTCGGCGGCGTTGTCAAGGGCGAGCCAATGTTGAAACGCCTCCTCAAGCGCGACCTCTTGCGCCTTCGTGTACCCCTGCCCTGCGAAAAACCCTACTAGTTCTGCCATTGTGTTCCTCCGTGCCTTGTGCCTGTTGGTAAGTTGTCTATAGTGTAAACTACTTTACCCCACATGTCAAGCAGTTGGCGTCAAGTGCTTGACTTCTCTATTATTTGGTGCTATTATCCCAGTATGGATGAGATAACAGTTAAACAGCTTCAAAGTATTTTGGCCATCAGCCGGCCAACGGCGCTGGACATCGCCGCTAAGCACGGCGTCATGCGTAACCGGCAGTGGTTCATTCCGGTGAGCGTCGTGCAAGAGATGGTTGACCAGGAAATCCTTAGTGCGCAGCGTATGCAGGCGCGTCTTCTAAATGCAGGCGCGCCTGATTCATAATAGGCGCGGCAAGGCCGGGCAAGTCTAGGCATGGCAAGGATACACAATTAAACAGAGCGAGGACACCATGAATAAAGTAGATACACAGATAGAACGCACGCGGAAAGACCTGGCACGCGCGCGGCAGGCGCTGCGCCGTTGCGCGCCCGGCTCGCCTGGATACCAGCAGGCGTACACGGCCGTCAGGAACGCGCAGCTTAGGCTCGCTGAGTTGAGTGGGGAGAGGGAGACGGTGCGTTGACTTGGTTGACGCAGGGGGCGCGGCTGGGGTATAATCATAAGTGCTTAGGTGACAACGTTTGCGGGCAGTTTTTTGCTTATAATCGAAAACTTGTGGACAAAGAGCCACTTCCTTATCGGGACTGCCCCGTTGTGACCTAAGCATCACAAGTTAAGGAAGTGGCTTTTTGTGTACTCAAGTAAGGGGCAGATAGGATATGACAGAAGAAGAACGCGGGTATCACGAAGTCGCTAATATTTTCCCACTGTTACAGGGCCAGGAGTACGAAGACCTGAAAGCCGACATCGCCGCCAATGGCCTGCTGGAGCCGATCTGGTTGCACCCAGACGGCCGGATAGTGGACGGCCGTAACAGACACCGTGCTTGCATAGAGACAGACACGCCAATGCAGTTCAGGACATGGGGTGGGCATGGTTCGCTTGTGTCTTTCGTCGTGTCGCTGAACTTGAAGCGCAGGCACTTGGACAAGGGGCAGTGTGCTTGTGTTGCCGTGGATATTGAACCCATGTTTGCGGCCGAGGCGCGGGAGCGCATGAGCATAGCAAGCGCCAATAAAGGTAAGGAAATATTTCCTACCCTTGAGCAGGGACAAGCACGCGATCAGGCTGGCGCAGCCGTGGGGGTAAGTGGCCGTTACGTGTCCGATGCGAAGAGACTTGCAGAGGACGCGCCGGAACTATTCGAGCAAGTCAAGGCGGGGGAGATCACGATCCCGCAAGCCAAGCGAATACACAATCACGACACGAAGACAGAGCCGCCGCCGATGGCCGGGAAGTATAGGATCATTTATGCAGACCCGCCGTGGTCATATAACAACAGCGGATTTGAGCAAAGCGCTGCACAGCACTACCCAACGATGACAACAGAAGAAATCTGCGGCCTTCCGGTTGGTGATATAGCAGACGCGCCGAGCGTGTTGTATTTGTGGGCAACGGTTCCGCTGTTGCCGGACGCGCTAAGGGTGATGGATGCATGGGGCTTTGAGTATAAATCTAATCGGGTTTGGATCAAGGATCGCGCTCCCGGAATCGGCTGGTGGCTGAGGACGTATCACGAGCTTCTTCTCATTGGCACGCGGGGGGGCAATCTCCATCCGTCCGAGAGGCTTGACAGTATTCTAACTTTGCCGGTTGAGAATCATAGCAAGAAACCAGAAGCATTCAGGGCAGATATCGCCCGTGTACACGAAGGGCCATTTATAGAGCTGTTTGCAAGAGAGGCACATGACGGCTGGAGCACTTGGGGAAACGAAGATGTCTAACAGCAAAAAGAAGATGTCCGTTAAGGCAACTACCAACACTCCCTGGGACAAGCGATGGGCGGTGGTTGAGTTCGCAGAAACGGGGCAGCGATGGATTCCATCGTTTGAAGACTTACACCGCATAGTGCAAGCGATCTCTCTCTGTGAAGACGAAAAGTATCCGCCACAAAAAGGATACAAGGGGAGGCTGTTTGTTGAGGAGTTTTTGCGGGACGCGGTGAACGAGCCTGACTTCTCGGTTCTTGCCAGAAAGTACAAGATTCCTCAGCGCTGCGGGAGCCTGATCATAAATAAGAACGGAGCAAATATAAATGGCTAGCTTGCCCTGGTTCCGATTCTACAGTGAAGCCCTCAACGACCGCAAGATGTCTCGCGCCGTGCGTATCAGCGGCCAGCCGAAAGCGACCGTCATGGGCGTGTGGCTTGTGCTGCTATGTCTTGCGAACGATTCGCCGGAACGCGGCAAGCTGATGCTAGGTGAAGACTTGTGGCTTGAGGAGGATGAGATAATGGCTGAGACAGGGCTGGACATGGTGACGTTCGGCAAGATTATCAGCGCGTTCCAGCAGCTTAACATGCTAGCCGTTGGACGCGGCTATGAGCTTCCAAACTGGGGCAAGCGACAGTACAAAAGCGATAACAGCAGCGCCCGCGTTGCGGCTTACCGTGAGCGCAAAAAGGCCGTAACGGACACCGAAACGGACGTAACGAATGATGTAACGTTACAGAAACGTTTCAGTCACGCTATAGAGACAGATACAGAACAGATACAGAACAGAACAGATACAGAAGCCGCCGCCGCCGTTTTCGACGCTTACGCTCAGCTATGCGGCGCGGGCGCAATCAACAAGAAGATAGCGGACGACATCGGCGCGTTCATAGATGAGGTAGGCGCACAGATGGTATTGGACGCTATCCATGAAGCGGCGGTGCATAACGGCAAGTCCTGGGCCTATGTCCGCAAGATACTTGTGACATGGCGGGACAAGGGGCGCGGCGCGGGCAAGCCATCCAAGCCAGACGTATCCATCCTGCTTTCGGCCATGACACGGCCGTATCAGGAAGCGCGGCAAGAGTTGGAAGCGGCGGGCGTTCTGCCGATAGTAGACCGCATCGGCCGTTGGGAGGATATACGCAAGATGACACCGAAAGATATTGAGTTTGCGTGGAAGCGGGCGGTGGTAGGATGAGCGACAACATACTGCCTCCGCACGATATAGCGGCTGAGCAAGCCGTCTTAGGCGGGCTGCTGATTGACCCTGACGCTATCTTTGATGTGCCGTTTCTGACACCGGCCGATTTTTACAGCGTCAAGAATAAAGACTTGTACCGGGCCATGCTTGGGCTACAGGAGAAGCAAATCCCGATTGATTTTCGCACCGTATGCAGCGCCGTCACTGCCGACCAAGAAACTGAGGCGTATGTTATCGGCCTGCTGAACGAAGTGCCGACAAGCATCAACACGCGGCATTACGGGCGCATCGTGGCCGCGTCTGCCCAGCGGCGGCGTCTCATCCGCGCGGCGGGCACGATAGCGACGGCGGGTTATGACATGACCAGCAGCCTTGAGGCGGTGATGGCCACGGCGCAGGGAGCGTTGCTGGACATCACGGACGGCGTAGGTGGCGGCGATCTGGTATCAGCGCATGACGGCGTGTCTGCGCTGTTAGACGTGACGCTGGCCCGGCACGCTGCAGGTGGCCAGGCCGTGGGCATCATGACCGGCCTGGCCGATGTGGACGGGATTATAGACGGCCTGCAACCGGGCAATCTGTACGTCTTGGCTGGGCGGCCGGGCATGGGCAAGTCGGCGCTTGAGGGCACGATAGCGCATCACGTATCGGCGGCGGGGCTGACGGTTGCGCGGTTCAATCTGGAGATGCCACAAATCCAGATATGGCAGCGGCTCGTGTGCCTGACGACCGGGCTGGACTTCAAGAAGCTGCAGCGCGGGCAGTTCAGCGAACAGGAGTTGACGACCTTCACGCGCGCGGCTGGGGAATTGAGCCAGCGCAATATCTACATTGACGATACGCCCGCCAACACAGTCACGGCCATGCTAAGCCGCTGCCGTCGCCTACAGATGCGCGGGCCGCTGGACTTGGTGACGGTTGATTATTTGCAGCTTATGCAAGCCGAGCGCAATCTGGGCAATCGGGTTCAGGAAGTGGGCGAGGTATCACGCGGACTGAAGCAGATGGCGAAGACGCTTAACGTGCCGGTGCTGGCATTGGCGCAGCTATCGCGCGGCGTGGAACAGCGCCACGACAAGCGGCCAATTTTGAGCGACTTGCGGGACAGCGGTGAGATTGAGCAGGATGCGGATGTGGTGATGTTTCTGTATCGTGATGAGGCCTACTACCCTGACACGACAGACGTGCCGAATCAGGCTGAATTGAACATAGCGAAGCACCGCAACGGCGCCACCGGCACGGCGCGCCTGTACTGGAATGCGCCGCGCATGTCGTTTAAGAACTTGGCACGGGAGACGATACAGCTATGAGCGAAAGGGTGCAAATAAAGGCAAGCGTTAAGCGAGTTGTTTTTGAAAGAGACGGTGGGTGTTGTTTGCGGTGCGGGTCTATTCGCAATTTACAGGTACATCACGTTGTCCCCGTTATTGACGGCGGAGATAACGATATTTCCAATTTAGTTACTTTGTGTATACGTTGTCATAGGGAGTGGCATGTAACAGAGCCTAATTATTACGAGTGGGTTAAGTCTGTCCCTGGTTGGATGTATGTTGTGGCGATGGACGTTCTTTGTCGCCATTTCCCCGACAATGATATGTCTATTGGCGACGTTACGGAACACCTGCAAATGGTGATAGAGCTTATGAAACGCTCAGCGCCATATGCCGATGAGGTGCAGCTATGAGCAGCTACGGCAAGCGCCGCGACGGCAATCACGCGGCAATCCGCGACGCGCTGCGGCGCATCCCAGGGTGCAGGGTACACGACACGGGCGATGTCGGCGGCGGCTTCCCTGATTTGGTTGTCGGCTTCACGGGCAAGATCATGTTATTCGAGATTAAGGACGGGTCGCTTTCACCATCCCGCCGGAAGCTGACGCCGGATGAGAAGCGGTTCCATGCGGACTGGTCGCACTTACCGGTGTACGTGGTCGAAAGCGTTGATGAGGCTTATGCGGCGTTAGGGTTGGAGGCGCCGCCGTTTTAGGAGAGTGAGAGATGGACGTAGACAATGCGCCGCGCGAAATATGGATACCGACTTACGGCACAGATAGCCTATTTGATGATTGGTTTGCCGACCCTGATATGGCCTCAGAGGATGATGTTAAATACATCCGCGCCGATATTACCGGCGCCGAAATCCGCCGCCTGGAAGACATCATAGCGCAGATGTCAGATGAGTTGGTCGATGCGTGGGAAGCGTGCGAGGAGGCGGTAAGCAAGGTGGTAGAGTGGCAGACTTCGTATCAGAGCTTAAACGCCATACGTCATAAAATTGTGGAAGAGCGCGAATATTGGCAAGAGATGTACCAGAACACAAGCGAGGCGCTGCGCAAAACGGGCGACCGGCTGTTGAAGGCGATTGACGGAGGTGCGCTATGAACCCTATCCCGGCCCTGTTAATCGGTATCTTCTCCGGCCTTGTCGTGTCGGCATTGTTAGCCGTTGCTGCCGCCATGTTGCACGGCCGTTGCGAACAGAACGAGTATGTGCTGATGCTTGAGGATTATGACGGCGAGTGGGAGGGCAGCTAGTGCGCACGTTTGAAAGCACGACCCAACGCTATGCCAGCGAACAGCGGCTGCGCTTGCGAGAGGTTGCGGCAGAGCGCATTGTGCGCTCATCTGTAGTGCTGGGCGTTGGCATGCTGCTGATTATCTACGGCGTGACGCTTGACCCGCTGCCATGGTGGATTGCCTTTAGCGTCTTGTCGCTTATTTTCTGCCTTTATGGCACTGTCGGGCTAGTGCTGTATGTGCCGATGTATATGCAGCCAATCGCCGCTGATGAGTTGGTGCAGCGCGTGTACAGCGGCGAGGACAAGCCACGGCAGATCAAAATCGTTCAGCATGACGGGCAGACGCTGCGCTTGACCGATTTGGGCTTAAGCGCCCATGAGGCGATGCTGGTTGCTGACAGGCTGGAACGCGCCAACTGGTACTGGAGCCGCAACATTATCAGCGGCAAGGCCAGCGAGGAAAATATCACGAATATTACAAGCCGGTATAGTGACATGCGCGCCGAGATGCAGCGGGTAGGCGCGCTGGAAAGCGAGGGCGGGCGGGACAGGGTTGCGCCGTGGGCGCGTGAAGACTTCATACTGGCCTCCCCTGCCCTGACACGCAAGGTGGCGAAAAACAGACAGACCGACCGACAACGACCGGTCGTTTGGGAGGATGTGACATGATTTGCATAATATGTGGGCTTGAAACGGATGACCCTGGTGGCTTTGCGCGGCATGTCAGTATTTGCGCTAATGCGCCATCTCCGAGCGCATTGGTTGATGAGTACAATGCCGGGGCAAGCATTGAAGAGTTGGCACGCCGTCATGGCATGTCTAGACCGACAATGCATAATCGCCTGCGTCGATGTAACAGGTTTCGACCGCGTGGCACGGGCAGCATTAAGGGCAAAAGGCAAGGGCCGCAGGGGCCAACATGCAGCCGCTGTGACATACTTTTGAACCCGGCAGAGATCCGCATTGGCGAATGCTTGTGCGATGTGTGTTCCGGCCGCACGCAAAAGCACATACCATCACGCAGCGCCGTCGAATGTTATGAACAGGTAGCATATCGGCTAGAGAGCGCCGTTTCACTTCCGTGGGGAGATTGATATGACACGATACCGCATTACAGTGACAACGGAGATCGAAGACGTGGCTAAGCGGTTCGCGACGGTCGTGGAGGTTGACGCCGACCCAAACGCAGATGAGGTCGGCTCATGACCACAGCCATCATCATCACCGGATTCCTCTCTGCCTACGCCCTTAACCCCACCGTTGCCACGCTCAACTACCGCCAGCACCACCAGCAGATCCCGCAAGACCTAAGCAGCTACGATCTCTTTATCGCCGTCGCCGACTGTGATCACATCGGCGCCGAAGCCACGCTTACCATAGACGGCAAGCTCTATGACGCGCTCGTCTTCGACTGCGCGGGCGTCGCTGACGGCGGCCTGGCCTGGATGCAGGAAAACGCCATCGCCGCCGAAGTGGACTACTGGTTTTGGATGCAGCACCCCGAATACATTGGCACGGCCGTTCCTGTTGAACTACACTTACCATCACAATGACAAAGGGGGTCATCATGAAACGTCTTGCCTTATTAACCCTGCTTCTCTTGGCGCTTGTCGCCTGTGCCGCACCCGAACCCATTCGCGTTACGCCAACCGTTGGCCCCGGCACGCCGACGCAGGTCCCGCCCACATCCACACCCGCAATCCGGCCGACGCGCACACCAAAGACGACGCCGACACCAACCGCCAGGCCGCTGGTGTCCTGTGCCAAGCTGCATCCCGATTTTGTGGATCGCCTCGATGACATCGCTGCAGAATGGGATGACGCCAACGCGATTGCAGGCGCCTCGCCGCGCATGTCGCTCGCCGCCCCGTTGGCAAGGTTGCAGGAGATCCGCCGCGAGGCAGTGAGCCTGGCGGACGATGCGCCGGAATGCGGCCAAGATGCTGCCGTTTATGCGGCCGTATACATGGACTTCACCATTGAGGCAATGCTGGAGTTTTTGGGCGGCGACGATCTAAGCGACAGATCCATTCGTTTAGTTAGCGACGCGATGGACGAATACGGCAAGGCATATGAAGGGCTGCACGATGACGTGTGGAGCGAGTGAGCCTAGATGACGACTAACACGTATTAAATCAAGTAAGCGCCTCTCATCACGGCCGTTTTCTCTCTACCGCGCCCCGCTATTCGCGAAATCCGCGCTGAACAATAATTACGTCTACCGTTATTATCACAGATGATTATTCAGATGTGATATACTGTCGGCATCCCCCAACCGTTTCGATGGTTGGGCGCGCGGTCTGACTGGCCCGACTAGTCAGGCCGCTGTTTCTTCCCCGCAATCCCATTAAACCGGTACATCTTGTGATTCGGCATCGTCACCCCGATCATATTCGTCCACGGCGCCTGCACCAGCGTCACCTCACCCGTCGCAATCAACCGCCGCAGCAGGTCAACCACCTTCTTCTTGCTCCATCCCGTCAGCTCACTGATCTCCTCCGTGCGAAACACATTCGCCGGCCGCTCCTCATCCACCCGCGCCGCCCCCTGCAGCGCCGCCAGCAGCTCATCTACGGTAAAGGTACGATTTGCTGTTCCCACGGTTCCACGTCCCATTCGCTATACTCCCAATGCACATCAGCCACCCGGCCGCCCCGGCACTCAAAAATAAGCCCACCCACCGGCAGCGGGAAAAACTCACCAATCTTGTACGCAAAATCATCCGTCAACTGCCACGACGGCGCGAAAATCGTCAGCACCTGGCTGTTCTGGCCGCTGTCCTGCGGACTATGCACATGCCCGCGCAGCGCCACATCCGGCGGCCGCAGCCCGCGCCGCAGATAAGACAACTCCACCTTCACCGCCAAACGATTCGCCGCGCCGCCCCTCGTCCACGGCACGCGGTTGTTAAACCCCGGCTCGTGTTTAACGTCAAACGTCACGCCGCTGGCCGGCAGCTTCACCCGGTGATGATACTTCACCGCCGCGCCCAGCCGCTGGCCCAGAAACGCGTCCAGATGTGATCCCTCACCTACATGCGCCGGTGTCCCCCTCGTCATCCGCCAATGGTCCACCAGCCCCGTCGCCGGGCGCATCGCCTGCTCCGCCATGGCCAGCGCATCCTCCGCCGACGCGCACACCAGCCCCGCCGGATTGTGCTTGTTGAGGTCCACCATATCCCCATTCGCCACGGCCGCCACCGGCGCCTGCAGATCATTGCGCAGCCGTTCCACCTTCTCCCAGAACAGCACCCAGCGCTCCCAGATCCATTCCTGCACGGCCGAATGCCGCTCCTGCTGCCCATCTTTCGTCACGAACACAGGCGGCATCAACCCGACACGGCTGTTCACATGCGCGTCGCCAACATACACAAACAACTCAGTTTTCATACCCATCCTTGTGCTACCGGCACTGGGCCAGGCGCGGCGACGGGTCCGCCGCCTGACCGCGCGGCACAACCCGCAGCGCCCCGGACTGCATCCCGCCGTTATTCTGCCAACCAACCAGGCCCAGCCCCGCCGCGAATAAGTAATGCTCCACCACGTTCCCCTGCACCACCCAGGCCAGCTGCGCAACATCCCGCAGCATCACCCCATGTGGCGACTCCCAAACATCCCATGCCTGCACGAAACGCAGCCCGCTCGTCGTCGTATACGGCCCGCGCGTAACCCGGCAATTATCCATGGCCCGAAACGTCACCGTCTCCACCCGCAGGTATTCCTGCCCGACCTTCATCCGCCGTGGCAGCCACCCTGTCTGGCTCTCAATCCGGTAAAATTCGCCGCCTCCGGAGCTTGTATCCTCATCCAGGTATATCCGGTCCTCTGTGATGCGCCGCGCCTCGTACAGCTCGTTTTTCACCTGTAAGACGCCGCCACCGGCCCGCCGCTGCAGCTGGCACTGCTCATCATCCGCGCCCCAATTATTGCGCAGCGTCACGATGTCCCCCCGCTCCTGCCCGGCCGGCGGCGTGAAATACCGCGCCATATCACGGCCGTCTCCCACAAACACCGCCCTCTCCAGGTACGGCGTCGGGTCCACATACCCCGCCGGCCAGTCCGGCAGCTGCGTCCCCGCATGCTTCAGCGTAAAGTGCAGGTGCGGCCCCGTCGTGTTGCCCGTGTTGCCGCTCGTGGCGATCACCTGCCCTCCCTCCACCACGTCGCCCACCGCCACCTGCACATTCGCCGCCGCGTGCGCATACAGCGAAGACCAGCCACCGCCATGATCCAGCACCACATACCAGCCATAGTTGCTCGGCGTGCCGTCGCCGCGCCGGTCCGTTACCTTCACCACCTTCCCCGCCGCCGCCGCATAAAACGGCGTGCCCATCAGCGCGCGAATGTCAACTCCCTCGTGTCCGGGAAAGCCATACGGCTGGTACACTTCAGGCCGTGCGCCGAAGGCTTGCGTGATGGTGCGAAAATCCGTGGGCCAGTGCGTCAGCTCAAACGCGGGCGGCGCGGGCGGGAGCGGAGAGGTATAGCGTGCTTCGTACCGGTAACCCCGGTCCGTCAGCACCCGCACCGCCTGCGCCTGGCTCGCCTCCTCCGGGTCCCACACCACCGCGTAACTCTCCGCGTTACCCGCCGCCAGCATCGTCACCATATCATCATGGCTGGCCGTCAGCGTGCGCTTGTAATCCTCATGCGCCGCCGCCGCAATATCCATCCACGCCAGCCGGTCATGCTCCTGCGCCAGCTTGTAAATCACAACCTTATGCTTCTCATCCGGCATCGTCGGCTCCTCAACTTCCCCCCACGGCTCATTGATCAACGCCTCGGCCAACGGCCGCATATAACCGTTCACCGTGCGGCTCAGGCTCTTCCACTGCCAGCCGCTATCCAGCGCCCACAGCGCCATACCCGCCACGTTCGGCGCATGCTGCCGGTACCAGCGCAGCATAGCCACCGCGTCTGCCACGGCCGTTTCTGCTTCCGGCGCTGCATTCGCGCCCCATCCCCATTCCGTAATCACCACCCGCGGCGGCGCTATCCCGTAATCCGCGCACAACTCATTCAGCGCCGCCACACGCCCCATCAGCCACGGCACAGTCGCAATCATGGGCTGCTGCGGGTCCAGCGTGTACTCGTGCACGCTCACCCCCAACTGCTCCGGGTATCGTGCGCACAGATCGAAATACTCCAGCCACGGCGCGTAATCCCAGTCATCCTGCTCCGGATTCCCTGCCGACCACGCCGGAGACAGATAGCGAAACCCGCGCCGGATCGCCTCATAAGCCGCCGCCACCGCCAGCGCCCCAACCGCAAACGAACGCTCCCGGTCCGGCTCATTCGGGAATTCCACATACACGGTTCTCTTGTCTAGCTCCGGCGGCCATGCCGCTTCCAACTCATCCCAATACAACCGCGCCATCGCGTCCGGATCTGCCTCGTAATTCGGCACATCATCACCCCACGAATAGCGCGTCTTGCGATAGACCAGAGTGGCCGGAACGCCGTAAGCGCGCGCGATATTCGCCGCCTCAGCCAGCGGCCCGGCCGTGTCCGCGCCGACCAGACATAGCGGCACCTTGTGCGCCGCTAGCGTCTCGAGATACTGGCCCAGCCCATCCGCAAACGAGGGCACGCCCAAATGGAATCCGATCAAGTCTTCCCCCTCTTGCGCGGCTTCGGCTTCTTTTGCGCCCAGCGCCGAAACCACGCGCCAAAACCACGTCGCGGCTTTTGCCCGCGTTTGTTCTTGTCAGTCAAGGCTCGCGTCCGCTTTGAACACAACGAAGTTGCTCGTAAGCTGCACGCTCGTGCGCGACACCCGCGCCGCAACATGCCAGTCTCCGGCTTCGTCGATGTCACCATCCACGAACGTGTACTTCAACACACCGTCCGTGCCGTCCGTGTCGAACGTAGCCGTGACCTCCTTCACCGTTCCCCCGGGCGCGCGCAGCAGAAACTTGCGCGTGGTATAGCCGCTGATATCAACGGCTACACCATCCTGCTGCAAAGTCAGCTTCCCAACCCAGCCGTAATCGTCTGCGTGGATTCCTTTCCAACTCATAGCTCCACCTCACCCGTGGCCGTCTCTCGAATTGTTACATTGGCAGCAGCATCCGCTCGAATCTGAACAATGTCAGACACAGCATACGGGGCAACCCCCTTTGAGCTGAACCAGTGCAGCACCCATCTCAGAATGTCGCGCATCAGTTGCCGCCCTGCACGCCGGTGATCGGTTCGGCATTCGCGTCAACCGTAACCGAGCGAACGTTAAACGGAGTGGTGTGATCCGTCTGGTTAATCGTCCAGTCCGTCCCTGCAATAGATGATTCAAACGCCGCCAGAATCAACTCAGTCAGCGAATGCACCCCGGCCGTATCCTCGACATTGACCACGCTGCGTGACAGGATCGCATCGGCGATAGCGTTCTTTTCCGTATCGCCCAGCCCTGCCCATATATCAGCCACGGTGATGTCATTCAGAGCCGCGATAGCCGCCAGAGTTGCGTCATCCGCTCCGGCGAGGGCTGCCGTTAGCTCGGCATTTGTGGGCAAGTCAGCAACGGCCGCAGCAGTAGCTAACCCGGACGTAGCCGATGTGATTGCCGCTTCAACCGCGCTCTGGTCGGCTGGATCACTGGGCAGGTTATCAGTCTTGGCCTTGATCGCCGCAACCTCAGTGTCAACAGCCGCCAGAATCGCCGCGACTTCGGTGTCAACATAAGCCGCGATTGCCGCAAGCTGACTGTCGATGTCGCTATCGTCTGCCGGGTCTGCAGGTAAGTTGTCAGTCTTGGCCTTGATTGCGTCGGCCACGCCGTCGGTCGTGTCAAACGTTTGCGCCGATGTGTAGACGCTGAACTCCTGATATATCCATTCGTCACCGGAAGCATCTACACAGCGAACGTTGAACACATCGCAGTCCGTTTCGCTGGTACTAAGCACGATGGGCACAAGGCCGTTTGCCACAGTCGGCGTGGTTGCGAGATTGGCGAATGCGCCCCCGTCTTTGCTAATTTTAATGTCACCTGCAACGATAGTGGGCGACGATACCGAATCGCCAGCAGAATCAATCATGCCCGCGTATATCGTAAACGCCGCCCCCCTAACGCAAGGGTTCATGCTCGCCATCTTCTAGCTCCTTATTGCGCCCAGGTTGCGGCTTCCAGCAAGTCCCGAAGAAGCACATACGGGTCACTCGTGCTCAACCACTGCGGCGGGTTGCTCTCATAGGCTTGCAGGAACGCATCGATGCGGTCGCTGAGCGCCTGCGCCTGCGCGTCGGTGCTCACGCCGAAGTTGGCCGCCAGTGTCGCCGCGCTTGTGCCGATGCTGTTGGCCCGCAAGCCGTCGAGCTTTTGCAGCGCGTAGATGCCGGAAGCGATCTGGTTGAGCGCCGACATGACCGCCGCGCCGTTCTGGTTCGTTGTGCTGATGTATACGATGTCTGCCATGCTGTATCTCCTTATAATGCGGCCATCGCCGCGCTAACTGCTGCCACCTTAGTCGCGTCTAGTGTGTTGTTGTAGATGGCTACGGCAAGAACGTCGCCAAAGAGGTCGTACACTCTAGTGCCGCCCTGATTCATCGCGCCAATATAAACCGCAAAACTGATGTCCCCGTTATAGGTAGAAATGTCAACAACATCGATGCCATCCCTATAACCATCAGCCCCAGCCATAGCCATAACGCCGCTAGTAATTGCGCCCATATAGTAATTTGCGAAATAACCTTGACCGTATGAGGCGTTCAAATCGTTGGGATTAATAAAGACTAGGTAAAAGCGTGCGCCGCTGGTAATTCTGCTGCCAAGTGCGGCCTGGTAAGTTATGCTTCCAGCTACGTTTACATTTTTAACTCGCGCAAACGCTGACCATTCGCGACTAGTCCTCGGCGCTACGCCGGTATTCAATGCGCCGGCTCCGGCAAATGTCCAGCCCGTTCCGGTTGCCCAAGTGGGTGGCGTTTCCATTACCTCCGTCGCGTCGTTGCCGTTGCCACTCAAGTCCGTCAAGGAGGCCGCATAACTCGCCGCGCCCTTCGGCTGGTACACGGCCACGGCTCCCGTCGCCCCGCCGGCCTCCCACCAGTTAGACGCGCTGCTCGGCCACATGCCGCCGTGTGCCTGCACGCCCGCGCCGATAATGTGATGGCGGTTGTCGATACGATAGTTAATCATGCTGATCTGGCTCCGGCTCCGGCTCCGGCTGCACAATCGTCAGATACAAATTGTCCCCCCACTCGACCGCGATCACAGGCAGACACGGCCAATCAACCGCCTCTGCCTCCGCCGTCGTGACCTGCTGCAAAGTCAGCATCCGCCCGCGAATGAAACCCGTCCACTCACGCTGTGGCAAATCAGGCTCCGGTTCGGGCGGGTCTGGCAAGGGCTGCTCATCCAACGTCACATTCCTGAACTCGGTCACGCCGCTGCCCGTCCACGCCCGTAAATCGACACGCCACGAACCTGCATTGGCCGGAACCTCGAAGGCAATCTCGAACGGCATAAACTCCGCAGACGGAGTAGTAAGCTCCTCTCCTTTAATACTGCTCAAATAAGTCTTGCCGTCCGGTCGCCAGAACACAATAACCGGCAGCGCGTTCCCGCCTGATGAAACGCGATAGCTGCCACGCACGACATGTTCAGCGCCCGGCGAATCAGGCATATTCTGACTTATCCACCGTGCCCTCTCGCCCGGCCGATAAGCAATCGACATGATCCCGTCAACCTCTGACAGCACCGGATTGCCCGCATCCTTGTAACCCTTGAATGTTAGTTCTGACATATCACCTCGCTTTGGTGGAAACGGCGCGGCGCAACCTTGCGAACGTTGCTGCTCTAGGCGCTCTCACTGGTAGTCCTGCAATCTAGATCGCGCGAAATCAAACGATTTTGGATTGTCAAAACATGCCCGCAAATTACCGCCGCGCCGTATTTCCTAATTCGTCGGCCGATTCTTCCAAACGTCGTACCCGAATGTCGCACCGAGTGCCGCCGCCAGCCCTTGCAAGCCCGCCTGCGCAATCAGCTGCGGCAAGCCCAACATATCCAGAATGAACGCGCCTAGATAGGCAAAGCCCAACCCGAACAGCAGCGCCGCAATATTGTTGCTCCAGTCGTGCAGCTGCTCATCCTTCACCCACTTATCGATCAGTGGTTTGGCCCAAGCCTCCACCGCCAACGCCGTAAACAGCGACATTAACGCCGTGGCCGCAACCGCGCCTAAGAATAAATCTTCCATGTCACTCTCCTTCAATGCCCTTAAACAGTTGGTCAATAGCTTCCTGCGGCAAGTCCGGCTTTATCTTCGCTTTCTGCAGCTGTCGGATAGATCGCCGCAAGTAGCCTTCGACCACGCGCAGCCTGTCCCGCAGGCTGTTCGCCTCATCCTCAACCGCGTCAAGCCGATCTCTCAGTGTGTCCACAATGCCGTACACCGTGCTTATCTCCGCCCGCAAGGTGCGCACCTCTGCGTTCAATTCCTTGATCGTCTTCGCCATCTCCGCGTAGGTCTCGGCGCTCGTCTTCTGTCGCCCGGCCCACACCGCATATGCTGACCCGGCCGCCGCGATGAACGCTACAATGATTGCCGTATCCATTAATGTTCACGCCCGTTCCAGCTAACCGACAACAAGATAGACCCCAGAATGCCGAACAAGAAAACGCGGCTGATCCGGCTCAAAGCGACATACTCGGCCAGCGTCCGCTCCGTCAGCGAGGCATCCAGATAAAACACCGCCGCCGGAATCACCACCAGGCCGATGCCCAGCAGATACCAGCGCGACAGGATATACACCTCGCGCTGCCGGAACGCATGCACCGCCGTGGCAAACACCAGCATCGCCTGCAGCAGCACAAACCACTGCGGCAACAGCCTGATCACCGTGTCAGCCCAGTCCGTGCTCACTCCTCGTCCGGCTCCTGTTCCTGTTCCGGTTCCGGCGGCGTGGGCGGGTAAACCGTCATCTGCTGCACCGCATGGCGCAGCCGCTCCGACCCCGCCAGCAGCACGCCGATGCTCGTCGGCGCTGTTACCTCAACCTCGCCCGTGTCATAGACCACTGCCACAATTTGCTTATTCATTGACATCTCCCTAGATTGCCGTCTTGTTCAGTCGGTACACATTGCCCGACGCAGTTTTGATGTACATATTGTCCCCATACTCAAACAGTTTCACCGTGCCCGACGGCGGGTTCGCAACCTTGTCCGAACCCGTCCCGCCTGTGCTGGGGAAGGTGATTAGCCCATACTCCGGCGTGGCCGTGACGCTGCCGAGGGTGAGTCCATTTTTTGCTTGCAGTTTGCCAGTAACCTCCACTTTGGGGCCGCTCGAAGATGATGAGATATAGACATTGGCTAAATTGCTGGCACTACCCACATAAGCTATCAAGGATATCGTGCTCGATTTGTCAGAAGGAGCCTTGACATCCATCTCATAAAATGAGTTCTGTCCACTCTCAGATTGGACATATGTCCGCATATAATTCGTGGTTGATTCACGCGAAAATGAGATTTTGCCCAGATGAGTCGATGGCGAAGACTCATAAAACCAGTTAATACCGCTGGCATAATAATCATCTGTATTCGCCAAGATGTTTAGGCCATCGCTGTTTAAATACGTCCTGTCCGCAACAATCTTCCCGTCAGCGCCAATCGTCATTTCGCCGGCAAAGTAGCTTGACCCATCATCATCAAACGAAATCAGCGGGTCATTCGTGTTACCGTTCCTGAATTGCAATGAATCGCCATCATAGACCATACGCGGCAGGCCACTGGTCGAAGTCCCGCCGATGCGCAGTTTGTAGGCTCCATAGGCCAGCCCAACCCAGAAGCCGTCACCTCCGCCGTCCGGCGCATTTGGCAACGAAGCCCCTACCGCAATGCTTGGCACGCTTGGGTCGAGTTTGATCTTGCTTACCCCGTCATCCTCGATTACAAACGGGATATTGTTAATCAGTGCGGTCGAGCCGCTGATAATCACATGCGGGTCGTCATTGGCCGTCCCATCGCCCGCAAACAGCCCGTACTCTTCAGTTCCTGTTGCCGCTTTCAGATTGCCAATCAGCGCGTGCAGCGTCCGGTTCGTGGGCGTGTACGGGTTAGTCGCCCACGTCATGATGCGCATGTTCGGTGAGTTCGGGTCGCTCTCATGGTCAGCCGCCGTCAGGCTCATATAGCCGTCGCCGCTGGCCCCAAAGCCGAGCACCGGATCGCCGCGCTTTAGCACCTTGCTCCGTGCCACGGAACTGTCAGCCCCCGTCTCCACGAACTCTCCCCGCCGCAGTGTAAAGGTGTAAGACTGCTCGCTGCTGTTGCTCAGATTGACGTAGCCGCTCACCTGCCCCCACACGTTGTATAGCTCAAAATGCCCATCCGTATCATGCCGGAAATATCGCAGCATCACCCATGAATCCGTCGGGAACACCTGCACGCCGGGCGCGCCAGGAATATCTTCTATATGCATTGTCGACGTCCCGCCAATGCTGGCCGGAGTCGTGAAATCGCGGGTCAGTTTGCTCGCGCCTGGTGTAATCCATAGAGAACGCCCCGTAGCCACGGCATGTTCAAACGTGAACATGGTCACGTGCAATTCGTCCGCTGTTACCGTCCTGAACTCCGCATTCCCCGCGCCATCAATGCGCCAACCGTTACCCAAGAACCCTGCCGTAAACCCGTTATTCTGTAAGCGCACCGTGTCACCCACCAGCACGTCATCACCAACCGGATCAAGAATCAGGTCTGCCGCAGGCAGCAGCGAAATATTGCCCGCCGTGCTGCTGACAGTCGCCGCCTGATTAAACGTCATACGCGGCGCAAATAGGTTCACGTCACCGCCTTGCGGCTGCAAGATGACGTCTCCTGTCGGCTTAAGCTCCAAATCCGCGCCCGGCATCACCCACAGCTTGGAAGCGCCAAGCGTGCCGATGGTCTGCTCCCCGTCGAACTTGAGATCACCCGTCAGCCACAGATGCCCGTCCGTGTCCGGCACGGCCGTTCCCAACCCCATCTTCTTCAGCCGCGCCCCACCCTGCGCGTCCGTCGCCAGCACCTTGCTCCCCGATTCTGCATTGGCATAAGCCCGGAAGCTCAGCGCCTGTCCACTCAGCGTCAGCGCCCCCGCCGGGTCACTCGTGGCAATCGTCACCAGCGTGTTCGCCGGGTTTTGTCCTGACGGCGCCGTTCGGTAGCCCACGGCCGCCGAACTTGACCCGCGAATCGTCCCCGCGCTGCTGCGCACCATCTCCAGCAGCAATGCCGGTCCCTTAATCCGCGGCACCAGCACTTCACACAACACCAGCCCGTAACGATACACCCCGTCGTCGCCGACCTGCGCGTTCGTCTCCACCACATACAAGCCCGACTTGTCCAGCGTCAGCTTGTCATCCGACCACACAAAATTAATCGTCTGCCCAACCTGAATATCACGATGGCAAACGGCCGTAATGTTATAGAACCTGAACGCCTCATTCCGCGCCAGCAGATATTCCTTCGCCGCGTCCAGCAGCTGGATCGCCGTCTGCTCCCGCGCCGCCTCGCTGATACCCTCCGGGCTGATATTCGGGAAACTCACATTCTCCGATCGCACCACCGGCGCCAGCGCCGCCACCGTCGCGTTATAAGCCAGCGCCGCCACGCCGCTTACATAATCCCGCGTCAGCGTCCAGCCCGCGCCCACATCATATCCATCCGGCAAATCCAGTAAGCTAATCGCATCCCCGCCGGACCCGCCGCCCGTGGCATAAATCTTGCCGACACGATTATCGTCATACTCCCGCGTGAAACTCTCGATAATCCCGTAGTCGTCATCCGTGAAGCGGGTTAGGGCGTTCACTTGTGACGGCATCACCAGCGTGATCCCGCTGTTGTCGCTGGTCTGCCGCCACTCAATCTCCCGCAGCGGCCCGTCTGTCCCGCTGGCCGGCAGCTTCGGCCGCCACCACTCGCCCGTAATATCCGACATCGAATTCAGCAAATCGAACACCGTCATCATTGCCGCCGGATGGCTCGTGCCCGGCTGCGTCCCCGCCCCGCCGCCCTGCACTGTCAACTCCCACCCCGCATAATCAATCACATCGTCAACATCTGAGGTCGTCGGCGTGCGATAGTCTGTCGAAATGAGATAATAATCGTAGCCCAGGCCCCCGAACGGGATAGGCGGATCAACGCTGATTTTGTCCCATGTTCCGGCGTAAAAATTGACCTCCGGATCACCCACCTGCACCCCGCGCCATAAAACCGACTGCGCCGAGATGCCCAGCTTGGCCGCGCCCGTGTCAGTCGGCCGGATCATCAAATCATCGCCGTCTTCAAAGTTCGTGCTGTCATCAATCAGCAGATATTCAGACGCAACCCCGAAGTTAATGCCGATTTCCTGAATGCCATATTCAGCATCACCAACCGACCGCGGGAAAATGCACCGCGCCAATTCATCTTCCAGACCCGGCCCCGAAATCTCCAACATCGGCACCTTGTCTTCCACCACAATGCGCACCGTCTTAATCGTGAACGCGCCAATGCGCCGCGTCGTCGCGCTCGCCCACGGATCGACCTGGTGCATTACCGCAATATTGCCCACCTGAATCAACGGATAGTTGGCGTCAACCTCGGCCGGCGGCACGCGAAACGATCCCCACCCGATACGCTTGAACGGCTGCCGGAAGCGCCCTGAAAGCGCCTCAATCTGCCCGTCATTGCCTAGCTCCGTCGTGGTCAGCGTCCCGCCCGGCGTCACGAACACCCGCGCCAGCGACGCATTATAGAACCAGACCAGCACCGCGCCGTAATTACTCATGCCCAACTGCTCCAGTCGCCAAGCAGACGAAACTCAATAACCGCCTCAATAAAGCCCTGCACCGGCTTGGACGATTCCAGCGGAGACACCGACAGGCACAAGCCGCTGGCCGTGGAGGTGTTGCCGTTGGAAACCCGCTTGCGCGTGATCGTGCCCAACAGCCCCTGCTTCGCCGCCAGCGCGTCATACAGCGTCACGGCCGTCGCCCCGCTGATCACAATATGCTGCCGCGCCACCCCCGGCACCAGCACCGGGTCCGCGCTCCCGTCATAATTCATCAACGTCCCGTTCGGCAGCTCAACAATCCGGTTCAACACCACACTCGTCGGCGGCAGCAGCGAACGGTGCTTCATCGTCGTCCCGTTCACAATCGTCGCCCCGTCGAACGATGAGATATACGCCAGAGCACTCATCTCTATCCACCCACCGCGTTAATCGCATTCTGCACGCTGTCATCCACCGTCGCCGTAAACACCGTGTTCACCTTGCGCGGCACCCGGCTAATCGTGCTGATCAACGCTTCCACATTTGCCAGCGCCGCGCTCACATCCGCCTCAATCGTCGTCGTATACGGCGTGCTCACCAGCGGCTCCAGCGTCCCGGCCACAAATGTGTTCACCGCGGTCACGGCATTATCCGGGTTGGCCTCCACCATAAATTGCCGCTGCTCAATCGGGATGCCCGCAATCGTCGTCGTGGCCGCGTCGATTGCCGCAAGCACATTCTCTTCCGTCATCTGTGCTTCCATCGGCACCATCAGCGTCGCCTCACCGACAAAGCCGTCGCCACCGGCATTGAAGAAATTATTGATCTGGTCCTGAATGTCCGCCTCTTTAATATTGATTTCCGGCAAAACATCCACGGCCATAATCGTCGCGTCCTGCGCTGCCACAAACCCGTCGCCGCCACCGTTGAACCAGCGGTCAAGCTCATTCTGGACATCATCCGGCGGCAGCAGATTAATCTTCGGCGTAATGTCGAACTCAAGCGCCATGCCCTCAAAACCGCCCTCAAGCCGGTCCTGAAAGGCCAGCAAGGCATCAACAGCAGCCTCCGGCGAGACCGCCCCGGACGAAATAGCCTCGCCCAATCTCTCGGCGTAATCAATAATCGCCGCCTGCTGCAGAATAGCCTGCGCCTGTTCCTCTGTCAGCTCTCCCGTGGCAATCTTCAGCGTAGCCAAAGCCGTCGCGCTCGCCCCCGCCGCGTCCGCGCTGTCATACAGCACCTGGTTAAAATCAATCGCCGTCTCCGGGTCCATGAAATCAGCAAAGGCCGTGCTGAACGCGTCACCCGTCTCAGCCCTACGCGCCATTTGCGCCGCTATCTGCTCCTCAAGCGCCTGCGCATACGCCTCGGCCTGCTCCGCCGCAAGGTCGGCCGCCGCCTGATTTGCTTCTATCTGTTGTGACGCAATCCCCATCGTGTACGGGTTGCCGCCCGTCTGAATGCCTTCGAGGAACCCAACCGTGAACCATTCCCCCGTCGCCGCTCCGGCCTCCTCAGCCGCCGTCGCTGCATAGTTGGAATTGTCGCCGCCGCGGAACATTTGCTGCTGGGCCTTTTCCCATGCCTCAGACTGCTTAGCCTGTTCAATCATGGCCGTCTCAAGCTGCTTGATAATCGCCTCGGCCGCGGCTTTAGACTGAATCGAATCGCCCGTTCCCGCCGTGGTAATTCCGGCGTACATCTTCTCCACAACGTCCGCTCCGGCCTCGGTGATTAGCCCCGCTTCCATCGCCCTTTTCAGCGTATCGTCGAACTGCACCAGCTCCCCAATACCGGATAACGTTTCCGCCAAACCCTCGGCCATTTTCACCGCAATCGGCATCGCCCCGGCCACCAGCTCACCAATGGCCGTTCCCAACCGCTCCGCATTCTCTGCCGCGTCGCCCAGCCCGGTCGCCAGCTCATCACCGCTGATACTGTCCGCAAAGCCCTCGGCCGCGCCCTGGATGAACGCGTTCTGCATGTTCTCCACGGCCGTTTTCACCATCTTCAACTTGCCGGCCGCCGTGTCCGCCGCTGAACCCAGCAGCGCGATTTTCTCTTCACCCGCCGCCAGCACTGCCATGTCGAACGCCTTGTCCATGTCGTAGCCGGCTTCAATGAACTTCTGCGTCTTCGCGTCCACATCCTCAATGCTCAGGCCCAGCGCGTCCAAACGCATCTTGCTGTTATTCGCCAGCGTGAGGATGGTCTGGTTCATATCCCAGCCCAACTCGCCCACCACCGTCGCCAGCCGCACCACCTCATCTTCCGTTCCGGCTAACCCCAGTGACATGATCTGCCCCGCCTGCGCGATCAAATCCGCATCGGACATCATGCCCTTCGTGGCGTCCTTCAGCCGCCCCAGCAGCGCATCGGCCGTGCTGTCAATGCTCTCCGCCAGATTCTCAAACTGGCTTTGGGCGCGGCTCATCTCCGCGCCCTGCTCGAACGCATCAAAAACCGCGCCCACCCCGGCCTCAACCTTGTTCAGCAGATCGAACGTCTGGTTCAGCGGCGTCGCCAGCTCTTTCCACGCCGCCCCGACCTTCTTGCCAAAAGACATGGCCTTTTCGCTGCCCTCGTCAATTGTTCTGATGATGACATCGACATAATTACCGCTAGCCATTCAGCCCGCCTTGGTAGACCCCCGCCTCTCTCAGCGCCTCAATAATTCGTGCCGTGCCCGCGTCCAGCCCGTGGATATCTTTACCCTTCAAATTGCGCACGCGCTCCACCGCGCTGTAAGCATTTGAGAACATCAGCATCCGCGATACGAGCGCCGCGTCTTCGTCCATCATTTGTGACGGCGTGCAATGAAATGTTGTACATAGCGACATCAGCCATACTTCCGGCTCCGGCGATGGCCGGCCGTCAACCGCGGCCTGCACCACCGCCGCTAACCGTTTTTTGGGACAGCACCCAGGCTGGTGATATGTCCCGCCGTCTCAATCCCCACGTACTGCACAATGTCGGCAATGCGTGGGTCAGTTGCCTCGTCGAGGTCCAGTTCCTTCGGGTCCGGGATAAGCTCGCATTCCCATGCCTGCACCAGCTCTTTCGCCCCTTCCCAGAAGCGGATGAAATTGTCGCTGCCCTTGCGCCCCCACACGCCGCCGCGAAACAGCAGCTGGCTGCGCACCGGGATAGCGTCGGGAATGCTGAACTTAACGCCCAGCGTTTCACTCTCAAACTCAGCCATCGTTGCCCCCTCTCTCTATCATGTGCCCAGCACGCTGGTCTGCGTCAGCCCCGCCACGGCCGTTACGGTGCAGCTCCACGTATTCAACGAGCCGACACTCTTGCCCATCGTCACATTGGAAACAACCGCCTCGCCCTTGTAATAGACGCCTGTCGCTTCCTTGATCGAGATCGTCTTCGTCGGCGCGCCGGTATCCTTGTGCACCAGCGGCGCAAAAATCGTTCGCGTCGTGCTGTTCACCCAGCCGTTCACGTCATAAGTGGAGGCCATGCCCAACCCCGGCACGCGGCTGTGAATCGAATCGCCCAGCCCGGTGTCGTCCAACTCCTCAAACCCGCGCTGCGCCGTCACACTGTTCACGCTGCCGGAAATATCCGTCAGCGCGCCCGTGCTGTTGTCAATGGCAAAGCCGGTTACCTTACTTGTCTCGTGTGCCATCATTCACCTCTTCTTTTTCTTCGACCCCCGCCAGGTCACGCTCCAACTGCGCAATCTCATCATCCCAGTACGTCTCGGAGATGCCGCGCTTTTGCCATGTCGCCAGCGTCCGCTTCAACTCAGCCAGGCGCGCCGCCTTCGCCTCATTCTGCATAGCTGACGCTGTGCTCTTCTTGCCAGTCAACGTACACCTCCCATACAGCCCACACCGAGCCGTTGGCTAACTCACGCTCCACCATCTCGCCGCCGCCCGTCACCATGCTGTCCAGCACCGCGCCGTTCAACGTCGGGTATCGCTCAATCTGCGCCACAACCCGCTCCACATCATCCTGCAGCGCAATCGGCCGCGTATCGTCCGCATAACGCCGCCAGCACTCCACCACCGTGCGCCACGCCCGCACATTGCCGGAAACCGCGAGCTGCTCATTCCCCCACTTGCCCGGCCGCAGGATCGCAAAATGCTGCGCCTTGCCGCGTGACAACGGCCGCCAATCGGCCCGCGTGGCGTTCTCGCCGTCATATCCGTCCAGCGCCCTCACCAGGGCCAGAACGGCCGCCTCGCCCGTGGAGTAACTCATGCGTCGAAAAGCCCCCGGCGGAACTTCGGCTGTTCCAGCGTCTTGTTGCCGGGGTCGCTGCGCTGACTGTGCGTCAGCAGCCCCGTAAAGCTCAAGCCCTGCGCCGACGATTCGCTCACCGTCTCGCCCAAAGCCTTGAACGCCGTCTTGTTCGCCGCTGCAAAATATCCCGCCTGCATAAACAGATCGCTCTCAGGAGTAGCCTCTTCGCCGCCCACGCCCAGATGCGGATAAGCCCAGCGCAGCTCGCGCACCGTGTGCCGCACCACAAACTGCGCGCACGCCAGCACGGCCGTTTCACTCGTCAGCGGCACGCCGAACCCCTCCGCCGCCAGCGCCGTGTTCAACACCCCCGACACGCGATCCATGATGCTCTCCACATCCGCGCTCGTCGGCGTCGTCGTCTCGCTGTACCCGGCCTCGCCGTCCAGCAAATGCCGCGTCAACGCCGCCACATCGCTCAACGCGCCGTAGCTGTTCCCGTCCAGCGCCATCGCTACTTACTGCCCCTCTTGGCCGCCTTCGGTGCAGGCTTCTCCTCAACCTTCTCCTCAGGCTCAGGCTTCTCCTCAACCTTCTCCGGCACCAACTTCACCGCCTTTGTCAGCAGCATCTGCATACTCGCCATATCATCCGGGTTGAAATCGTCCGTCACATCCGCGCCCGCCGGCAGCTCCCGTCCAAAGAACTTACCCGCTCGCGCCGTCTTCACCTTCAGTACGTTTGACATGCTCTTCCTTTTTCCTTGCGAACGCATCAACGCGCTCGGCATAAGTGGCGTTCAGCCGCTCCACCAACGGATGCTTGCCGCCCGCGCTCGGTGGAGGCCCGCCCCACGTCACGCGCACCATCTGCGGCTTCCTGCGCATCACCCCGCCGCATTCATCACAATGGATCAGCGGGTCCAGCGCCGCGCCATGCACATAATCCGCCAGGTGCCCGCAATCGACGCACCTATACAAATAACTCGGCATCCAACAACATCTCCATCGCCGCCAAATGGCTCGCGCACCAGTCGTCAATCGTGTACTGGCCCATCACCACCTCGCGCAGCAAGCCGGACGGCGGCCGGTCATCCAACGCCAGGCGCAGCGCCCGCACCATATCGCCGCTGTCGCCCCGCTTGTAATGGCGTATCCCTTCCATCTCCGGCAGTTGGTCACAAATACCCACGCCGTCCGGGACAACCACCGGCGTATCACACGCCAGCGCCTCCAGCACCGGCTCCGGCACGCCCTCCTCCAGCGACGTGCACAAATACACATCCAGCATGTTGTAAAACGTGGGCATCAAATAATCAGCAATAAACGTGTGCGGAAACGGCCAGTTCGCGCCAACCACGCGCAGGTCAACCCGCACGCCGCTGTAAAACAAATCAACCAGCAGCCGCGGCCCCTTGCGCGGCTGGCCTATCCCGGCCGTGCCCACCAGCGGCGCATCACTCCGTTCGTGGTGCACCGTAAACGGCCGGAACAAATCCGTGTCCACGCCCGGCGCAATGCTCTGCGCCCGGTCCAGCATCGTGTAATACATCGGCGCCGTCACCAGCGGCATGTCAATAAAGCACGCCGCGTCCTGCCACTTCTCAACCTTCCACCTGGTGCCGCTCTCGAAATGGGTAAACCATGCCGCCGTCGCCGTGGGAGGGTTCTCTTTTAGCGTCCACCACAGATACGGCATGAAGTAATTCACATCCGCGCGCGGGTCCACGGCCTCGCCCATCGTCCAGCCGTGCTCATCAACCAGCCACTGCCCCATGCGCGGGACAACGTGATTGTCCAGGCGGGTAACGATGTGCACCTTCACGCGCCCACCTCGCTCAACACCCTCTGCACCTTTTCCCGGTGCTCGGCAATCACGGCCTTGTGGTTCGCCTTCAGCTGCGCATTGTGTGCCAGCGTCTGCCCGCTGAAATCATCCGGCGACAGTGGATAACCCAGGATGTGCTTCGGCCGCACGTCCGGGTCGCCGTGCAAGGTCCAGCCCGCCGCCTTGGCATAAAACGGATAGCGGATGTCGCTGCCGACAATCTGATCCTTGATGCCGCGCAACGGCCGTAACTGCTCCTCACCACGCAGCACCGCCGCCAGATCGTAAGGCCACACATCCATGTCATCCTCGATCACATCCAGCTCGCCCTTCAGCACGGCGCGCGTCTCCTCAATCACCTGCCGGTGAATCAGCACGCAGCCCCAACCGCTTGCGCCAAGCTCGTACAGCCTGCCGCGCTCCGGCTCATCCAGAAACGGCTCCATCGGCCAATGACCGTCAAATGGCCGGTACCACACCGAGTACATCGGCGCATACTGCCGCCGCAGGTAATACCCGCTCACATACGGCGCACCATGACTGCGCAGCCGTTCCAGCGTGTCCGGGTCGAAAATCATGTCATGGTCAAGCAGCAGCATAAACGCGTGCTCGCTCTTCATGAACTTGTTAAAGTGCTCTTGCCGGGCGACATACCCTTTCGTGGCCGTGATAAAATGCGGGCCGCTGTCACCATCTCGCGTATCAATACTGACAATGCTCGTCGCCGCCAGGGTGGGGATCATGTCCGATCCAACCACGCCGATGTAACAACTGCCGTCAAACTCTTGCATTCATTGACCCCCTAGCGAGACAGGCAAGGCAGGGCGGCGGGGGGTCATTACCGCACCGCCTTGCCTCACCTGGCACGCTATCCGTCTTAAACGATGTCAGTCCACAGGTAGCCCAGGTCAGAAGCGACAACCTTCTGATCCCACTGCTCCTTGTGCTTGACAATCGTGCTGTCAACCGTGTCGTCGCGATACATCGACTGCGCGCCTGCGCCGCCGCCCGGGTTCCAGACAAACGTCTTGCCGGCCGTGGCCGTCAGAGCGTTCGCCGACGCAGCCGAGTAAATCAACAACGCGTCGTCGTCGATAATGGCCGCCATGGAAGCCGTCTGCCCTTCGTTGGCGCTGTTGTAGCTGCCGCGGGAAACGAGGATCTCATCAATGCCAAGCACCGCGGCCAGAATGCCCTCTACCGTGGCCATGGTCATTTGCGTGCTGTACTGCAACCGTCCGGCGATCTGCGCATTCACGAGCAGCGCATCATAGACAATCTCGCCCATGAGCAGCTTGTTCGGGCTGTACCCGGTAGCCGCGCTGATGGTACGAGCCGCCGTGCGCACATCCGTCACCGGCACGCCGGAACCATCATCCCAGTCCGTCGCGCTCGTGTTGGTCGTGCCCCAAACACCAGTGACCATGAAATCAGCCGCAAACGCGCGCTCCTTGCGAATGAAGGATTGCTGCGCCAGCCACTCCACCCCGGCGCGAGCCAGGTCATAATCAAACTGCGCATTGGCGTTCACTTCATCCGGAACCGGGAACTCGCGTGCCCACTGCGCCGTCTTGAACGTCGCCGTGCTCACACCGAACCCGCCGCGCGCAAAGGCAGAACCAGGCGCGCGCTCTTGCAGACCGTCCTGGAACCAGTACTTCTTGTCGAACAGGTAATACGTGCCGCTGTCCTTGTCCACGGGCATCGCCGGGAACGCGCGCAGCGCCACAAAGCGGGTTTCCGCCTGCGCATATGCCACCAGCATATTCTGCAGAACAGGATCAACCGCTTGAACATCATTCACTGTAGGTAGTGCCATCTCTTACTCCTCAACCCCCGCTAAAAGACCAGCACCTGAACGGTGATGATGTCGCCAACCGCGCCGGATGCTTCCAGAGCGATGCCGAACTTCTGCACAGACGTGTTGATCAATCCGGTGCTGTTCGGAGCAACATAGTTGCCCTGCGCAATCGTGGACGTTGCCGCAATCGCCGGAACAATACTGCCCGCACCGGCAATCTCGGCCGCCTCGCCGTCTGCTGGATCATTCAGCAAAATGCCAATATTCGCGCCGCCAACGGCTGACGCCGCGATCACTTCACCGGCCGTGCTGGCAAACTTGACCGCCTTGTACTGCTGGGCAGTCAGGGCAGCGCCCGCTACCAGACCGGGAATATGGATAACTTGCCCCATATTTGCCATCTCTCTACTCCTTCAAAATGTCCGGCTGTTCAGCCAGAACCTTGCGCACGGCCGTCATGCGGTCCATGCCCTTCTCAACCTCTGCATCCACCGCAGCGTTGAATCTGTCAGCAGGCGTCCCCGGCACATCAACCCCGGCATCGCCCACATCCTCGGTCAACCCGGAAGCATCTGCCTGTGCCGCAAGCGCCTTGAATCTGGCCGTCAACAGTGCCGCCGTTTCTTCCGGCAGATCCGCCAACGTCTCGCACAGTTCCGCGTCATCCAGCGTCGCCAGCTCTGCCGCGAGGTGCGCAATGCGCTCGCCGCGCGCCTGTGCTTGCTGCACCTCAGCCAATCGCGCCGTCAACTGCTCAACCTGCGCTTGTGCCGCCTGGTACTCGGCCGCAAACGTTTCTACCGGTTCAGGCGGCTCAATCGTCTGCGTCATCACTTGCGGTTCCGGCTCCTGCTCATGTTGCGGAGCCGCAAAGAAATCGCGTAGCCGCTCCAGCAGGGAAACCGAAACCATGTCATCATGTGTGGTCATAGTCTCGTCTCCTATCTCCACTCTATAGAGCGCCGCCGCCTCGCCCAAATGCGGCGTATGCAGCAGCGCATCGCCAATAATCAACGGCCCCTCAATCGGATCGCCCGTTGTCGGGTCTTCCAGCCACCCCTCCCAGATAATCTCCGGGCTGTGATAGCGGTAATCGCCGCGCTCCATGGCGGCGCGTCCTTCGTCTGTGAATTCGGGAATGGCGTACAGGCCGTCCTCACGCACCTCAAGGCCCACAATGTGACCTCCGGCACGCGTCTCGTCTTTGTGGCTCCCCAGCTTGATCGGTGGGCGGAAATGGGGCAGTTTGAACATGGCCGCAAGCTCGCGTGTTATCTCGCGCACCTTGCCGTCTTTGACCAGCTGCCCAAACGGAAACAGCCGGAATGGTTCTCCGGCCTGCGTGAAGACATAGCTGTCAAGTAAGTAAGTTGATTCACCCATAGCCATACCCCAACAAAAAGAGCCAGGGAATTGCCCCGGCTCTGCTCACTGCCAACCGAGGATTCCCCCACGGTTACAGGATACGGTATAGGTGACAACGTGCCGTTTACATGTTATGAACTGTCGAACCTGCGCCACACGCCGCTGGAATCCGGCGTGATCGGCACCACGCGGCTGACCGTGCACAGCAGGCGATAAGCTCCCTGCCGCGTGATGCACATGTCATCCGCAACGTCGCGCACCGTCACCCCGTCCCCATGCGCCAGCCGCCAGACAACACTCGCCGCCTTCTCCTGCGGCGTAAAATCGCTTTCGCTATCGTTCATTCATCGCTATCCGTTGATCGCGCAGTTCTTTGAACCGTGCGAGTTCTTCGTTTTCTTCTTCAATAGCCAGATCAAGCTTTGGTATGATGTTTAATAGTATTCCGCGAAGTTCCTGATATCCGTTTTCCTCAGGTACTCGACCATTTATAACAGCCATAGAAAGCCAATAATCAAACGGATTCTTTCTGCCAAGATACACGACCCCTGGCTCTCCCTCAAGAATTTCGAACAGATAAGCAAAGTCCCCAGCATGCATAGGGTCGATATCAAAGCTCACGGTCATTTTCATTGTTTCAATCACCCATCCAACCAGCTCACCAACTTCTCGGCCATGTTCTCGAAGATGCGCACAATACCCTCTTGCGCCTTCTCCGCCACATCCTTCATCGTCCACCACGGCGCGGATTGAGCCACCTTGCGCGCCTGCGTGCCCTCGCCGATCACATACTGCGCATAATAGACGCGCGTGCCGATGCGCCCCTCGTAGCTGCCCGCGCCCAGCCGCTTGACCTGGTACGTATCGGCCTTGCTGCCCCCCAGCCCCAACGTCCGCCCCAACGTGCCCGTGCGCTCATAGCTGCTGGCCGGATTCTGCGCCGGATACTCCGGGATGCTGCCTTGCATATGCAGCATCGCCTTGTCCATCGCCGTCTGCAATTCGTCATCCAGCCGCTGCGGATATCGCTCAAACCGCTGAAACAAATCCGGCGGGTTCGTCTTAATCGTCATGCTAACCGGCATTGAACATCTCCACCGGCACGATCTGCCGTACCCCATACGTTTCGTACCAGCGCTTGTACCACGCAGCCCCAAAACGTTGCCGCTCCAACTCGGCCGGGTCATACGCCTCAAAAATGACCGGCTGCAACCAGCACCGGCAGCCCACGTGCGCCGGTGGCCGCCGTATCGACTGCGGATTACGCAGCGCGCGCTCCAGCTCCGGATTCTGCGCCAGCATCTCCGGTGTAAACGTCCAGCCGCCCTCAATGTCCACAATCGTGCCGTTCAGCGCGCCGCAGATAGGACACACCCGCTCATCCTTCGCCGTCATCCAGCGCAGGCCGTTAACGATGCCGCTGGCCTTCCACGCCATGTGGTTGCCCTCAGAGTACACCCGCGTCACCTCAGTGACGGCAATCCTCTTGGCGCGTTCCTTGCCGTAGATAGGCGCGAGCCGCTCTTGCAGCACCGGCAGCGCCTGCCCCTCACGAATCCAGAACTCAATCTCATCCACCGTTTGCCGCCGCGAAACCTCGTTCACCTGGTTCAGCGTGTACATCTGGCCGTCACCCATGCCCGGCAGCGGATCAACCGCCAGATAGCGCCTCATCCATTCCAGCGCGTCCCGGTTGAACACATCCCAATCCACCAGCACATCAAGCCCCGGCGGCATGAGATTCGCGCCCTGGGCGCCGCCCATCAGCAGCACCTCCATCACCGGCTCCGTCATCTCCTGCGCGAACAACTGCCGCTGCAAACGCCACCAGGCCATGTCAGACCATCTAGGCATCGTCCAAATCCTCCAGCAATTCGGCCTGCTGCCGCTGGAAGAACGCCGCGGCCGTGCGCGCCCACTTGCGCTCTATCCGCTGCAGCTCATCGTCTTGCGGATGTCTGTCTGCCACAAAGTGCGCCGTGTTTGCCTCCACGGCCGGGCGCTGCTGCATCGCCTCCTGCAACGCGCGCACGCGCTCCGCCTTGCGCTCAGCCTCCACCTCGCGCAACCCCTCCAGTTCCGCGGCGTCCTTCTCCGGCAGCCGCGCCAGACCGCGCAGCCACGCCTCATCATCCGCCGTCCACGTAATGAACGCCCCCGCGCCTTGGAGGAACTGCGCCACGGCCTCAATGCCGATGCTGCCCGCCGGGGAATGCATCAGCCGCACGCCGTCCGGGTCCATCCCGTTTAGCTTAAGCAGCCGCGTCACCGCGTACTTGCTGAACGTGTCCGCAATATTGTCGGCGATGCTGTTCACCGCCATCGTGAAGAAATCGTTCGCTCCCGCAAACGTCGCCAGCGCGCCCACGTTGTCCTGTCCCAGCATGAGGAACTGCGCCAACGCTGACATCAGGATGCGCTTCTCGTAGCGGCTGATCACCGTGTCCGTGTCCGTGACCTGCCCCTGGGCGGCTGGAGAGAGCAATTCCAGCCGCCAGCGCAGATGGTCGCCCTCGCCCTTCGGCGCAGGCATCACCACGCCCGCCTGCTCATCTCGCCGGATATTGCGTATCATCCTTTCCGCGCGCGTCTTGTCGTCGCTGCCGTCGCTCATGTCCGCGCCCATCGGCGGATAGATGACCGGCATCCCCGCCAGATTGCGCTCGATGCCGATAGCCTCTACCTGCTGAATGTTCTTCAGGTAATACCACGGCTGCCACGCCGGGCGCAGGATGCTCTCACCCTCCGGATTGTTGCGCGTCTTGCGAAAACGATACAGCACCATGCGCTCAATCGGAATTGGCGCGGGCCACAGATGCGGCCACTGCTGCACCCCCTCCAGCCCGCCGTCGTCTGCGATGAGCCAGCGTTGCACCGTGTCATGGCCCAACATCTTGAACTTGCGCCACAACACCCGCCCGCCCACTCGCTCATAGGTGATCGTGAACATCGACCAGCCGTAGAACGCCATCAGCAGCGCCTCCACCAGATGATCCGGCCATGAGTGCGTCATATTCGCCCAGGCATCATTGAGCAGCTGCACGCGCGGATCCTCATCCCCCTCGTCGCTCACAAAATACCAGTCAATGTCGCGGATGGGCATCTCAATCGCCAGCCGCAGCGCGCCGACCACCGGCGAGTTGCGCAGCATCTCGTCAATATTGCGCACCTTCTCGCGGCCGCGCCATTCCCGCAAAAAGTCATCCTGCACCTGCCCCCACGTCTCGCCGAGTCCGGTGCTGCCAATATCGTTCGTCAGGCTTCGTCTGTTTCCCATTTCACCCTCAATACACTGTAATCGCGATCAACCATCAATAGCGCCTCCACCTTCCCGCGCGCGGCGCATCGTCACCCACCGCCCAGCGCGATTCCTGCTCCGGCTGCGTCTTGGGCAATGATTGCCCTGCAACCCCGTCCCATAGGCGCGAGCCAACATAGCGCAAACTGTCCAGCAGGTGATATGTGTTTTTGTCGGCAATCTCTTCTGTCGGCTGCCCCATTTCATCGAGCTTGCGCGAATAACTTAGCAGCTCGTCCAGCAGCATCGGGCAAGTGTCCATCACAAAGAACTCGTCACGCTTGATTGCACCATAGACGCGGTTGATGCCAAGCTCCACGGCTGACACGGGCGGCTTGCCCACGTATAGCCCAGCAGCCGAGAACTCTAGGCGCCAGTGGTCTTCACTTGCCGCGCCGCCGTATGCCATCGGTACGCCCGGCTCGCCGACCAGCATGGCCTCTTTGTGTTCGTTCGCCGTGCGCCCGCCATGCCAATATTCGCGGTAGGCAAAATAACGGCCGTTCTCGCCCGGCTCCTGGGCGATGTAAACGGCCGCCGTATTCACCCCGCCGTAGTCCTGGCCCATGTAACGCCGCCAGTCGTCCGGTACGGGGAACGCCTTCACCTTGTGGATCGCCTCATCAAAGCAATCGTAAATCATGCCCGCGGGCCGCGTGAACATGGCCCGATAGAACATGTCAAACTTCCAGCGTGGCATGTCACGCCGCGCCCTATCCATTTCATCTTGAGGAAACGCCGGGTTCTCCGTGCTGTCAAAACGGATAAGCTCCACGTCATCCCGTTCGTGCTGCCTGTCCCAGAACGTTTGTTTAATCCAGCCCAAATTGTACGGCGTGGTCGTAATCAGCACCCGCCCTTGTGACAGTGACAGACGGCGCATGACGGCATCGAAACTGGCAAGTTTGAACTTGTTCTGTCCGGCTTCGTCAAGCCACGCCGCCTTAGCCGTGGCGCTTTCCAGCGATTCAGGGTCTTGCGCGTGCCCGAAAATGACGCGCGTCTCCGTTTCCTGTTCCTTGCCCCATGTCCTGATTTCACCCAGCGCGTCGAAACGGAATACCTTATCTGACTTGTTGTAACTGCCCAGCCCGAACAGCGTTTCAAATACGCGCAGGAACTCAGGCAGCGCCTTAAGATTCAGTAGTGGGAAAGTCGGCGTCACGATGATGTAATCGCCCGGCCCTTTCTGCTGTATCTCCCTGAATAGCCACCACGGGCCGAACGATGTCTTGCCCCCCTGCGTGCCTGCAAGCACCACCACGAAGCGCTTATCGGTATCCAGCGCCCTGACTTGCCCATGATGCGGGAACAGCCGTACACGGCCATCCTCGACCGTGTAAAGCGCCGGTGCTTTAGTCTGCGTCACTGTCATCTGGCCTCACCACGTCTACAAATGCAATCTTGACGGGCGCACCATCCGCGCCGGTTATCTCCGTGCGTTCGGTGTAGCCGCGGCCCTTGCCTTGTGTCTTAAGGAGAAATATAAGGGCCGATGTGTTGCCACTTAACGCCTGCTCGTAAAGCTCAAGCTCTGCATTGTCCAGCATAGAATCTTTGGCTTCGTGATAGGCGTCTTCAAGGCGGGCGCTTTTCTTGACGCGCTTGTGTACCGCCTGACGAGATACGCCAAATTGACGCGCAACCGCTGCAAGGTTCCCGCGCTTGTCCTTAATCGCCTGTTCTAATTCTGCAATAGTTGACATGTCTTATAGGTCAACCCCAGCGCTCATCATCGTCGCGCTTATACTGCTCCACCGTCACCCGCAACACCATGCCACGCATCGCCAGAAGCTTCACGGCTTCCCCCATGTCGCTTTCAGGCACGTCGAATTGCACGCGCATACCATCGCCGCCCGTCTTGATACCAGACATGATAGGCGGGATAGTTGCGCGAAACGTTGCGGTTAAAGGTTCGTCCATACTGATACATTGTACCATTTACGCGCCGATAGTTTCAAAAGCATAAGCCTCCCACGCCCTGAACATCGCGCGTTCGGCCGTCGCGCCAAACGCCACAATCCGGCCGTCCTTATCGCACACCGTCCACTTCTTACGTGACGGCCGTCCCGTCGGCCGTTCACTTTCCAGCGCCAGATACCAACCGCGCGTCAGCACGTGCTCAATCGCCAGCCGCGTCTGCTCACTCATGCGCGGGTTGGCTTTCATCGTCTACCTCCACGACCTTCACGCGCATCTTGTCAGCAAACGCCGCCCGGTTCCAGACAACGAACCGCGCCAGTTCATTCTGCACATCCTCGGCCGTTGCGAACCGCTTTGCCACGTCTTCGATCTCCGTTGTCACTGTAATGCGGTATTTCATGCCATCTCCACTTCTGCCATTTCAGCCGCGCATAACGCACACCAGCCATCATGCGCAGGCATCGCCTCAGCACACGACAACAGGATAGCGCAGCGCGTGCAATGACCCTCGCCATAACCGCTGGCCCACGCCGCTTTGGGCTGATAAGCAAACGGATCAGCCATAAACACGCGCCGCCTGACCGTCTTGCCGGAAACGCCGTACTGCCTGCCGATGTCATCAAAACCGCGCCCACGTTTGACCATGCGCAGCAGCACATCCGTTTCCGGCAGCTTGCCACACGTCACCACATGCCGGTCGTAAGCCGACCCGCGTATCTGTATATCCTCGCCACAATGCGGGCAAATCATACTAGTTACCCCCTGACGACCGGTCGTCGTCGCTGCCGTCGGCCGTCGAAATGTCCACAATCGTTGGGGTCGGGGAAGTCCACCACGCGCGGAACTCATCCCGTATGTACCCATCCGGCCGTACCATCCCGGCTTGCCGCACGGCCTCATTGATAGCACCGTACCGCGCCGCGTAGTTCGTGATGCTTGCCGGTTTCAGCACGCCGTCACGGCTCCAGCGCCAGCCGATGCGCTCCATTGTGTAGCCAATCATCAGCCGCTCGCGGTTCGTGATGCCGAGATCGCCGACCGTGATATGCTGCGGCGCATCCTGCACGAACAGCCGAGCCTGACCGGGCGCACTCTCATCGTGCAGGGTATACGCCACCTCATCGGTATCGACCTGCTGCCGGGCCAACGGCACAAACATGATAAGGCCCATCGTGCCGTGCGCAATCGCGTACATGGCCAGCACGTACAGCAGCCACCACGGCAGTGAAGCAAACGGTGTGCCAAGCAAGCCGAGGAAGAACATCGCAACGCCGACCGTGAACCACGCCGCGTATCGGACCACACTCCCGGCCGCGCGTTCTCGCTGTTCGATCTGGCGCGCGTTTTGGATACGTTCCAGACGGCTTTCAAATGTGCGCGTCATTGATTAACTCCCAGAATCAACAATGCCACACTTGACACAACCACAACAAGGGCAGAGGCAAGCCCGAACAGATTAATCCTAGATTTAAACTTGTCAGAACTGCGCGTGTGATTGCACCAAAAACAGTACGCGAACGCGCTGAACAGTGCAATGCGACCCAAAATGCCGACGAATTCTAAGATTGTCATCTCCCCTCCCACTCGCCGTCATATTCCTCAAGCATCAGCACGTACTCGCTTTGTTCACACCGGCCGTGCAACATGGCGGCGGCAACGGCTAACAATGCCGACACGACAAGGCCGGAGAAAATACCGAGTAGCAGGGCTGGGATAGGGTTCATGCTACCTCCTCATCAACCCAAACCAGATGCACCGGCATCGTAATAACGGCCACGGTTAATCTGTCGTGGCCTGCGCGGATTTCAATATTTGACACGCTCAGTTCTTTGCCGTTCAGGTACACGCGGCAACCGTTTAGCGTTGCCAAATATTGACGGCCTGGCGGCTGCACAATCGTGAGCGTTTGGTATCTTCTTGTATCATTCTGTCCCTCCTCGCCCGCTTCCCACGCATCGACCACCTCATCTGACATCTGCGCGATGATGTCTTCCAGGCGGCGGATCTCGGCGTCTAGCTCTGTCTGCTTGTCTATCAGGTGATTAACGCCTTTCAGCCACACTGCGGCCTCAGCCTCAATTGCCGCTGTCCTTTCGTGCTCCACAATATCGGCGCGGATGTATTTGACATCATCCTCGCACGCCATATCAGGGTCGGCAAACCAATCATCAAACAGGCTATCTGTGCCGTAAGTCGGTATCCATATTTCGCGCGGCGC